CATTTCAGCGCTCCACCACCACGGTGCGGCTGCCGTCCACCGAGTTCTCGTTCTGGATCTCGAGCAGCTCGCGGACTTGAGCGCGCGTATAGGTCTGGCCGTGCAGGTTGACGATGGTCGTCTGGCCGCCCGTCCTGCCCGTAGCCTGCGCGTTGCCCACAGGCTGAGTGCTGATCGGGTTAGCTGGCGTGCCGGCCGCAGCGCCACCCCCTCCCAAGTTCGCCGCTTGGAACAGCCCGGTCGCGGCGATGATCCCAACCTGAATAGCGCCGAGAGCCTTCATGGACGCGGCCACCGGGGCGCCCGCAATGGGGCCAAGTTCTGCGAACGCGCGCATGACTGCGACCGACGTGGACTGAATCGTCTGCGCAATGGCAAGCGCCTTGTTGATCGCGATCACCGCGATGGCCGCCGTCTTCGACTTCCCGGCGAACTGCATCAGCAACTCCGCCCCCATCTGCCAGGTCGTCATGCGCATGTCCCTGACCTGCTGCTCCATCTGGGCCTGCTGCTCGATCTTCGCGCGCTCGGTGTCGATCCAGAATTGAGCGCCCGCCTGCACAAGGGATCGCTCCTCGGCAAGGTGCTCGCGGATTAGTTCGAGCTTCTCCTGCCGCAGCCGCTCGGCTTCCTCGGCGGCCTGCATGTCCATCTCGCTCTTGAAGCGCAGCGTGTTCTCGTATTCTTCGAGATCGGCCATCGCGATCTTCGCCATCTCGACCGCCGCCTCCTGCGCCGCCTTGAGCCGGGCCTTCGCGGCGGCTTCGTCTACCGCGCCGCCGCCCACACCCCCGCCGCCGCGCCGCCCCCCGCCGGCCGCAGCGGCGCCGCCAGTCCCGAGCGCCATGATGCGCTGCTCCCAGGCGTCCAGTTCCTGGCGCGCTTTCTTGCCGTCCTCGATGAGCGCCTGGCGTATCGCGCTGAAGCCAGCAAAGTCGCCAGTCGCCAGCGCCGCCATCTGCGCCATCATCCCGCCGAGTTCTCGCCCGATGCCTTTCAGGACGAAGGAAACATTGCCGCCGAGGATCGTTATCACCTTGAACGTCTCGGGCAGGATCTTGAACGAGTTGTCCAGACCCTTCGCCGCATCGGCCGTCTTCTTGATGTCGCCCTGAAGCGCCTGCTCGGCGAACATCTTGGCGAGCTCCGAGACCACAGGCAGCACGTCATTCAGCATGACGATGCCGTAGGACTTCATCTTGTCCACGAGGATCGACATGTTGTCGTTGAACACCTCGGCCTGCTTCGCGGACTCTGCCGTGATCGGGTTCAGCGCCTTGCCCTGCTCCACCATCTCGGCGAGCGCGGCGCTCCCCATGTTCAGCATTGGGATCAGGTCCAGACCAGCGCGCCCGAACAGCTTGACGGCGAGCGCAGTCTTGAGCGTGCCGTCGTCCATCTCTTTGAATCTGTCCGCGACCTCGATCATCACGGCCTCGGCGGACTTCAACGACCCGTCCGTGTCCTTGATCTCGATGTTCAGCACGGAGAAATTGCGCTTCGATTCGAGCAGCCCCATCGACGCATCGAACATCATGGTCGATAGCGTCTTCAGACCCTTCTGCATCCCCTCGAAACTCACACCCGACAACTCGCCCGCATGCCTCAAGCCGACAAGGGATTCAACGGCGATGCCGACCTTCTGCGAGAGCTTTGAAAGCTCGTCCTGCGTATCCAGCGCCCCACGGATCAGCCGGGTGAACAACACCGCGCTGAGGCCGATGCCGAGCGCACCGAGCGCACGCTTCGCCATATTCACCGAACGCTCGACGGACGACATGGTGTTTTGCACCACGCCGCGCGCCTTCGTCATGTCCGACTGAAGACGCGCCATGTTGGCGAGCATCTGAATCTCGAGTGTGCCGGCTACCGCCATGTCATCCTCTCAGAATCTTGCGGATATGCTTCGCGATGCGCGCTCGGTCTGGCTCGCGTTCCCAGGGCGGCGGCGCGTCATGTGCCTCGGCTCGGAACGACTCCGATAGGTACTCTGCAGAAAGCCGCCGGATGAGCCTTAGCTGCCACGGCGGCAAGGACACGCCACTACCTACCTGCCATGCTTGGAGCTCGCCCCAGGACAGCGCTGCGGCGCCGCCAGCCCCTCCTGACACCGGCCCAGCGTCGAGCAGATACTCGATCAGGAAGTAAGACTCCGGATCGATGTCGGGAAGGTCTGGCTCCTCGCCAGCATCGACCCGCATCTGCCATCTGGACTTGCGCGCTGGCAGCTTCTTCGGTGGGTCCTTCAGGTTACTCGGCGGCGGCTGCGGAATCGCGTGCCACCACGCCAATGCCCGCACATACGGGCTCAGGGCTTCGGCGAGCCCTTGCTGAAATTCCCCCACTCGCCGATGTGCTTGGCGACCTGTTCGGCGATGAAGCCAATGCTCATGTCGGCGTAGACGACCTTGTGCAGCGCCTCGCCCTTCAGACCGTCGCACTCGATGTTGGCCGAAAATTCCTTCGTGCAGCCGGCAAGGAACTCGGCCTGCTCGCGCGCCTTGTCCTCGGCGCTCTGGTCCATCTTGCCCTTCTTCTTGAGCTTGTCGATCATCCGATTCGACTGCGCCGCCTGCGCACGGGCGTAGGCTTTGGAGCCCGGCCCGTACACCGTGACGGTCATCGGCTTGCCATCTTCGCCCTTCATGGGCGCTTCGTTGGAATCGACCAACGCAATAACACTCGTTTCTTCCACCGCGAACGTGCGGATGTCCACGCGAACCTCCTGTGGTTGTGATACTGCTTTTAGGCCGCGACGGTCGACACGATCCCCACGCCGGTGCTGGTCGTGGTGAGCTCCAGCGTCATGCTCGCCGAGCGGATCGAGTCCACGCTGGTCGCGGCCTTCTTGAAGGACATGACCTTGGCCTGGAAGTAGTCCACGTCCCCGCCCTGATACACCACGCGGAAACTGTAGTCGTTGTCCGAGGCGAGAGCCGCAAGCGCGATAACCTGGCCGGCGTCATCGTTGTCGAGGCCAAGCTGCAACGTCTTCGAGCCCTCGTTGAACGAGCCCTTGAACTTCTGCACGCCGCGGGAAGCAATGGGCATGTGCGTGACCAGGGCGTACTCGCGCCCGTGCTCGCCGCCGTCGGTGATCTCGCCGATCGCCGTCCAGTCCATGCCGGTGTCTTCGTACCCGGCTTGGTCGAACGTCACCGGCTGCTCTGCCGCGATGCTGATTACGGTCCCTGCTACGCTTTCAACTTCCGAGGTCATGATGGTCTCCTTTCAGGTTACGAAGATTTCCACTTCACCATGAAGTCACGTGACCCCGAATAAAGGGCCGCAGCGACATCAGCCAAGTCCGGGCCCTCGATGTCAGGAATTATCGAGTCCAAAGTGACACCGTTCACCGTGCCGCTCTGGTTCGGGCAGGCCGCGAGCACCAGCGCGAGGATCTCCCGAACGTGCGGGTAGCCTTCCCCGGCGGGCTCGCCCTCGGGTGCCTTCACCAACACCGTGACCTGCACGCGGTCGGTGTGCATCCTGTTCGGCTCGGTCATGGCTAGGGTGAGCCGCGGCACGCTCGATACTTGCGTCACCTGTATCGCCGGCATCACGGTCTTCAGCGGCAACTCGCCCGCCATGATCCGCGTAGCCGGCACCGCCGCGATGAGGTTGGCGTTCGTCGCCAGCTTGCTGCGGATGACCGCTACCCCTGACAAGGCGGCTCCTTAATCTCGATGCCGCAGCCGATGACGCGCGCCGCCAACTTTAGAAGGCGCGTACCAAGCCAGAATCGAAACTTGAACCATCGGATGCCAGTGATTCGAATCTCTACCTCGATAGTCTGGCCGGCCATGATGTCTCCGATGCTGATTGATTTCGCCTTCATTCGTCACCGTCCAGCTTGATGTGCGACGTGTCGATCCCGTGCTTCGTTGCGAGCCGTTGCTTGATGTAGTTGCCGGTCGCCATGACCGCCGCCTGCGCCATCGCGTCCAATGCTGGCCGCATGAACGGCTTCGCACGCGCGCCAGGATGCTCAACCGATTGCACAAGCCGTCCGCCATGCAGTCGGAGCGCGCTGCCTGGCGCGGCGGTGATCGTATGTGCAGCAGTCCCGAACTCGACCAGATGGGCGATCGACCCGTGCTCTCCCTTGGCCTTCAAGTTCGATTGCACCGTGCCGCGGCGCGACTTCGTGCCTATCTTCAGGCCGGCAGCTAGCAGACCGGAAACAGAATGCACGTGCGATTGCGCGACAGGCTGCACTACTTTCATGCCGGCACGTAGCGCCCCACGCATGACGTTCTTCTCCATCTTCGGCGTAAGCTGGTCGAGGAACTTCTGGAGTTCCGCCAACCCCTTGACGTTCGTGAGTGCGGCCATCAGCTTGAGTACTTCTCCAGAACCATTTCGATCATGGACTTCCTCCCGTCGATGTCAGCCGGGCCGCCGACGATCTGGTAGATAACGTCGCTATCCCCGTGCAAGGTCACGCGCATGGACGAGTCGATGTCATCGCGCCAGCGCATGCGCAGCCGCGTCTGGTTGCGCGCCAAGGCTAGCCCCTGCGTCACGGCTTCCGACCGGCTCGGCAGCGCGTCCTGCACCTCGGCCCAGAACCTTTCGGCGACCACTGGCGAGCCGGGCAGCGCGACAAGCGGGACCCACGTCACGACCGGCGTCCCGTAGGTCGCGTCCTGCGTCGTTTCCTTCTTCTCGATCGTGATCTGACGATCCATGCGGCCCGCCCTCATGCACGCTGCTCCTCGCGCTGCTCCTGGTTCCACAGCGCGAGCGCGGCAAGAGAGTTCTCCGCGACCCTGCCCTGGTACTGGCAGCGCAGGCAGATGTAGCGCCACTTGCCCGGCTCCACGATCTCGTGATAACCGGGGCCGCCGCAGCCCTTGCACCGCTCTACGCCGCGATCTTGTCGCATTCCGCTACCCCCGCCAGCACGATCAACTGCTCGGCCGTGCTTTCCTGCAGCACCCTGAGAGAGCCGAAGTAGGACTT